TCTTAAGGGGAGTGCTATAGGGTGAGTTTAGTTGAAGGATTGGCGACCCTATTAACAGCTAAGGGGCTTGTTAGTTTTGACCCTACTGGACTTGAGAGCGATATATTCATGGACGATATGCCGTCAGCGCCAGATCAGGCGGTTAGTCTAACCGTAAATGGTGGGAGTGAATCGGATTCATTACTACCGTACGATGAACCGCGCGTACAGGTTCGCGTCAGGGGTACAGCCGATCCGCGTGTTTCGCGTGATAGGGCAGAGAAAATCCGGGGCGCCTTACATGGGCTCTCGGATCGGCTATTGCCGGGTGGTATCTATCTAGTTTTGGCCGTGGCGGTTCAACCGTCCGCGACTTCGATTGGACAGGATAATCTACATCGGCACGAACACGTTTTTGATTTAAGGTGTGAGATTCTTAATTCTAGTGAGAACAGGCTATAAATGGCTCGGGGACGTTGGGGGCCACGGATAACAGATCGGGTACTCACGGGCGCTGAACGCTCTCGGCGTCAGCGCGCGAAACATCCTGATAGACGGGCCGCTTGGAAATTAGGAGTTTCTGAAGCCTTTATTGCCGAACTTCGTAAGAGGTTTCCGGTATGTGAGGTATGTAGCAGGCCGTCTATGCGGCGGAACCGTCGACTACATATAGACCACGATCACCAGACGGGCGCTATTCGCGGCGTCTTGTGCGGCGACTGTAATAATGCGCTCGGATATATACGAGATGATCCCGCACTACTTCGCGCACTCGCCGACTACATCGAAGCGCGTCGGATTAAAATTCATATTGGAGGCTCATAAAAGACATGGCAGTAACAAAAATCAGTGCGCGTAAGTGGGTTATTTCGGTATCCATCGACGCTCGCGCGACTTGGACACAGGTTAAGGGAGTCAATAAGTTTAGCCTTGACCGAACGTCGGTTAGGACCCCGACCGAAGATTTCCTAAATGATGGCATCGAGACTGGCGAAATCATGGCGCGTGGCGCGGCGGCCAAACTAGAGGGGTTCTTTCTTGAGGACACTTCTAACGGTACGCGCGATCCGGGGCAGTTGAACGTTGAATCTCTTTCCGAATTAACGGGCGCGGCGTCCGTCGGGGATTTCAAGTTTGTTAGCCCAGGCGGCAAGACTTATACATTTTCGGCTACCGTTGACCTTGACGCTTGGGGCGGCGGGAACAACGATAAAACCTCATGGGGCGCGGACCTTATTCGGTCAGGCGCTCTCTTGATTGTCTAACGTGACTAACCGATTTAAGGACTTCGATGCAGCGTGGGCCGAGTCAGTCTCGGCCCCGCTATCCGTCAAGGTTTTCGGTAAGACATATATCCTTCCGGCCAAGCTACCCGCTAAGGTCGTTATCTCTATCGCGCGAGCGAAGATAGGCCGTGCGAATAATGAGGACGTGCCTCTAGAAATGATTATGGAAATGCTAGAGCCGTTCTTTGGCGCCAAGACGCTTGATACGTGGCTAGAGGAAGGTATCGACGTGGATCAACTTGGGGACGTTTTCAAGTGGTCTATGGAGGTATACGGGGGTAGCGACCCTGACGCGATAGACCCTGACGAGGCTACAGAGGCCGATACGGACCCAAAAGACTAGACCCGGCCGATGATGAGGACGAGGCCGATACGGCTCGTCTCGTTGAGCGGTGGGGCGTTCTAGAGGCTGATTGGCTTAGGGAATACGGCCGGAACTTAAACCGTGACGTATGGCACGACGATATTACGTGGCGGCGGTTTACGGTTCTATGGGCGGGACTCGGGCCTAATAGCCTTTGGCGTTCTCTTGATGAGGGCGGCGAGAAAGTAATTACAGACGACAAGGAAGCTGAACGCGCATTTGAGCGCATGTTCAGTTAGAGGGGAAAGTATGGGATTAACAGTAGGTGAGCTTGACGCTAAAATCAAGGTAGACCCGTCGGGATTTAATAAGGGCGTAGATCAGGCCGGTACTAAATTCGGCGCGCTTGGCAAGGTCGTAAGCCGTGGAGCGGCGGCCATGAAATATGCCATCCTGGGGATCGGCGTAGGACTGGCCGCCGTTGGATTCTTTGCGCTCAAGTCACTAGACGCAATGGTTGCTAACGGTGACGCCGCGTACAAAATGGCGGTAGCTACCGGACTAGCTAAAGATAAGGCTAGCCAATGGATCGTTGCCGCCGCTTCGGTAGGCGTAACGGGCGACTCGCTCGAACGTGGTTTTAAGGGCGTGTCGCGGAACATGGAAGCCTTGCGCGTTAACTTTGTGGCAACGGGTAAGGTATCTGGACTATTGGCGGCGCCATTCAAGGATTTGGGTATTTCCCTACTCGACGCTCACCATAAATTCCTCCCAATCAATGACGTAGTTCTTAAATCGGCCGATGCCTTCCAAGCCATGATTAAGAAGGGCATGGACCCGTCCGGCGCAGCCATGAAATTGTTTGGTAGGTCGGGCATAGATATGCTCCCGATTCTCGAACTCGGCCGCGCGGGAATTGAAAAGCTAATGAAAGCGGGTAAACTTTCCGGTGCCGCAATGAGCGGGCCGCAGGTTGACGCCGCGCATAAGTACGCACTTGCACAGAACGAAATCAAGGAAAAGATAACCGGAATCACGACGCAGTTAGGTATGGCGCTAATGCCGAAACTAATGCAATTCGTGGATTGGGTTATCTCAACCCTTATACCCGCCATAAGTAATCTCAAGGCGCCATTCCTCCGACTGGTTAATTATCTAGCCTCTAATGTATGGCCCGCGTTCTTGCAAGTTTGGAATGCGGCTAAACAAATCTGGACGGCATTTACAACGCTACTCGCCCCGGCGATCAACTATATTAAGGATCACTTTAACCAATTGAAGCCGGTTCTAGTGGCCTTTGGCATCGTCGCCGCCGTGGCGATTGGGTTAGTAATTCTTCCCATCCTTGCTATCATCGCCGCCGTTGTGCTCGTGGTCGCTGGGATCATATGGTTTGCCGGTAAGACTCAGGAACAGATCAACCAGATAAAAACGTATTGGAGTAGGTTGGTCGATTTCGTAAAGGGAATCCCTGACAAGATAAAGGGCGCGGCTAGTGGGATGTGGAATGCAATTTCTACTTCGTTTAAGAATATGCTTAACATAATTGTAGATGCGTGGAACGGTCTAATTCTCAAGGCTAAAGGGATTCCAATTCTAGGCGGGGTAGTTGGCAATATTCCAAGCCTGCCGCGCTTCCACCAGGGCGGCACGGTTCCGGGTAATGGTGACGTTCTAGCGGTTCTACAGGGCGGCGAAAAGGTTACGTCTAAGAATGACGTTGCAAACGAAAATAGGGAAATGATTACCCTGCTACGTAGGCTCGTGGCGGCCGTAGAAACTACTCCGACACACACAGGTGTAGAGGCGGCTCTATTTAAGGCCGTTCAGGGCGCCGGTATGAACAGAATCAGGGGTATGGCCGGGGCATAAAATGGCAGGTAAACAATCACTACATAGATATTACATGGGCCATCGTGAGGCGATACGGGCTAATAGGTTACAACAGGAATTAGGTATTACCCAAGAGGATTACGACGCACTCTTAAATGCTCAGGGCGGTACTTGCGCTATATGTCACGTACCCGAAAATAAAGGGCATCTGGCTGTAGACCACGATCATTCGTGTTGTTCCGGTAGGCACTCTTGCGGTAAGTGTATTCGTGGATTGTTATGTAGTAAGTGTAATAAAGGAATTGGTCTTTTGAATGATGATCCTGAATTGCTGGGTGCGGCTGTTACTTATCTGGCGGGCGCCTAATGCCGCAGCCTACTTTTGTAGTTTCGTCACTTCGGGCAAATGCCACGTTTGGCGGTATGGCACTTCCAAACGGGCAGGGTATACAGGCGTCGATAAACCTGAACGACGGCGTCAATACGAGACTCCGAAACTTCAATATAGACGAATCGAACAAACAAATTAGTCTTGCCCAATTGCTCTATATAGGCCGTGGGGTGACGCTATCGCGCGACTTCGGGCCGCGTGGAATTTCCCTGCCAATGCAATACATAGAGGACTCGACACACACGCTAGGCGCGTTCTTGGCGTCACTCTCTCAGGCGGGAGAGCAACAGTTGAGTTTTGATAACAGAACTACTTTAATTACGGGCAAATATAACGGTATCTCGGGCCGCAAGAGGTTTCGGCTTAAGCCGCCGGTAGGATGGGAGTTCGCTCTAGAACTAGTCGCTCGAAACCCTTGGTTTCAGGATGCGGCGGCTACTGTTGCGACACCTTGGAATCCGATTACTGTCGATGCCGGACAGGACGCAAGTATTACATATGTAGGATCGGTATGGGCCGAACCTGTTTGGACGCTCAACATTCCGGCGCAGCCCCAAAATGTACTTTCGATGCAACTCAAAAGTACCATGTGGGGTGTGGGTGATCCGCGTAATGAGGCTCTTACCATAGACTTTCAATCGGGTTATCCGGGCGGTATACCGGCGGGCCATACCGTCCCCGTAATTATCGACTGTGCCGCTATGACAGTTAGCGGAGTCGTAATAGGTGTGACGTATAATTTTGATGTTGCCGGGTCGTTTCCAAAACTCTACGGCCCGCCCGGTCAGGTGAATCCCTTTACAGCAATCATCACTATGGCTTCGGGATTTTCGACAGCAACGATAACGCTAGCCTATTCGGTTTACCCGCGTTGGCAAATCTAGAAGTTGGAGGTAAAATCTAAATGCCGATACAGCAACGTCTAGCTAACTACGTTCAAACCACTCTAGCGGCCGGATG